TGGTTTCTACTGGTGGTACTGCTCCTAACTTAGCTAGATTTGATAACATCTTGAAAGAGTTTGATAAGCAAGGTGCTATTGAAGAAAACATGTTATTCTTAAGCAGAACTGCTGCTTTAGGATTTGATGACATGCTAGGTCAATTAGGTGGTCTTGTAGCTGGTCAAAACGTTGCTGCAGGTGCTTCTTACGGAGTATTTGAGAACGACGCTAATATGGCTTTAAATTTAGGATTCAACGGTTTCAGAAGAGGTTCTTATGACTTCTACAAAACTGACTGGAAATATCTAAATGACAAGTCTACTAGAGGTGGTTCTGCTGCTGGCCTAATTAAAGGTGTTGTAGTACCAGCTGGTGTATCTACTGTATACGATGGAACTTTAGGTAGAAACTTAAAGAGACCATTCTTACACGTACGTTACAGAGCTGCAAACGGTGAGGACAGAAAGATGAAGTCTTGGGTGACTGGTTCAGTTGGTGGAAACATTACATCTTCTTTAGATGCGATGCAAATTCACATGTTGACTGAAAGATGTCTAATTGTTCAAGGTGCTAACAATTTCATGTTAATGAAGTAAGCAACTTATTATTTAAGGATCGAGGCTTCGGCCTCGACCCTTTCTTTTTATTAATTTATATTATATATTATTATGGCAAAAAAACAAATAAAAGCCTCATACCAAGGAGATCCTGGTGATGAGCACGTAGAACCGGTTGTAACACAACCAAAAAAAGTTGAACCTAAAAAACCTACTTGGGAAGTAAAAGATAGAAGGTATGTTCTTAAAAGAGGATTAAGCCCTTTAACTTACACTATACAATCAGATGGTTTAATGTGGTTTGATGATAAATTAGGTTATGAAAGAGAGATAAAATACTGTGAAAATCAAAAAACAGTTTTTGTTGACGAAATGAAAGGTCAACACCGTTTATCTCATATAACTTTTCAAAATGGAATGCTATTAGTTCCTAGAGAAAAAAGAACTTTACAAGAGTTTTTAAGTTTGTATCACCCAAAAAGAGACAAACTATATGAAGAGATTAAACCAAAACAAATAGCTAAAAACCAAGTTGAAATGATGGAACTTGAAATTGACGCTTTAGTAATGGCTAAAAATCTAGATATAGACATGATGGAAGCTATAATGCGTACAGAGATTGGATCTGAAGTATCTAGCATGAGTTCTAAGGAGCTTAAAAGAGATTGTCTACTGTTTGCAAAAGAAAACCCAGAGTTGTTCTTAGATTTAGTTAATGACGATAATATCGTAGTAAGAAACATTGGTATTAGAGCTGTTGAAGAAGGTATAATAACACTTTCGCCTGACAATAGAACTTTTAATTGGGGATCTAACGATAGAAAACTAATGAATGTTCCGTTTGACGAACATCCATATTCAGCTTTAGCCGCTTGGTTTAAAACTGATGAAGGTATGGAAATATACAATAGTATAGAAAAGCGATTAAAATAATCAAACTGTAGAGGCGGTCGCCCTACGGGGCGATCGTAACTACTAAAATATAAAAATATGCAATCAAGAGGATTAGGTGATACAATACATAAAATAACAAAAGCCACAGGCATACATAAGGCTGTTAAAATGATAAACAAAGATAAGGACTGCGGGTGTGGTGATAGAAGAGCAGCGCTTAATAAAATATTTCCTTATAAAAAAAATAAATAATGATAAGTATAGATAGAGTATATCAAAAAGTTTTAATATTAGCTAACAAAGAACAAAGAGGTTATATAACGCCCCAAGAGTTTAACCAGTTAGCAGATCAAGCTCAAATGGATATATTTGAGCAATATTTTTATGATATTAACCAGTTTAATAGAGCTGGTGGTAACGGCGAGCAGTATGCTGATATGATGGATATACTTGAAGAAAAGCTTTCAATATTTGAAAAATACAATCAAGACTTAGCTAGTAACGCTGGTAACACTGGTAAATTACCTGCAGAGTGTTATAAACTAGGTCAAGTTATATTTGGAACATTTGACAGCGATGGTGTTATTGTAGCTAAAATAAAAGTTAAAGACATAAACAGAATACTTAATACACCGTTAACAGCACCAACACTAGAAAGACCAGTTTACATTAGAGCTAACAACCACGCTAGTTATGATATTGAATTATATCCGACTACGTTTGCTTCAAATAACCGAATGGATGATGTTGCTGTAAACTATGTTAGAAAACCACTTACACCTAAATGGACATACACAATAGTTAACGAACAAGCTTTATACAACTCATCAGCTGCAGATCATCAAGACTTTGAACTACACGCATCGGAAGAGCAAGAGTTAGTTTTTAACATATTAGAATTAGCTGGTATAACAATTAACAAACCAGGTATAGTTCAATTAGCAGATAAAGAAAACATGCAAGATGTACAAAACGAAAAAATGTAATATATGCCACTACTAACACAAACAAACTCACAATATTATAACTCTAGTAATGCTGCTAACTACGGTGACTATCAATATGTAAAATTTAAAGATATAGTTAATCAATTTATAATAGCTTATGTTGGAGGTGATAAAATAATTTCTAAAGTTAGAACTACTGACGTTGCTTTTCATGCACAAAGAGCTTTGCAAGAGTTTAGCTATGACGTTTTTAAAAGTGTAAAATCACAAGAAATAGAAATACCACCATCACTAAAAATGATACTTCCACAAGATTTTGTAAATTATGTTAAAATAACAAAAATGGGTGACCACGGTACTGAGCTACCTCTTTACCCTACAATGAGAACATCAAACCCTATAGCTATATTACAAGATGGTAATTTTGAGTATACATTTGATGGTAGTGGTAACTTGTTAACTGCTTCAGAGTCGGACACGTGGTCTGCCTTTAAAACAGCTAACGAGGGAACTTCAGGTTCTAACGAAGAGTTTGAAGATGAGCTGCACAACAAAAGTATAGGTACTAGATATGGTATAGATCCGCAGCACGCTAATCAAAATGGATCTTTTTATATAGATTATGTAAAAGGATTTATACACTTTAGTTCTAACTTAAGTGAAAAAACTGTAACTTTAAAATATATAACAGATGGCTTAGGAACTGCAGAAGATATGATAGTGCATAAGTTTGCTGAAGAAGCTATGTATAAATATATAGCTCATGCAATACTAGCTACTAAATCAGATACGCCTGAGTATTTAGTACAAAGATTTAAAAAAGAAAAAAGAGCGGCAACAAGAACTGCTAAACTAAGATTATCAAACATTAAAATTGAAGAGCTTACTCAAGTAATGAGAGGTAAGTCTAAACAAATAAAACACTAGTATATGCCGGAAATGAAGCACAATTTTACTAAGGGTCGTATGAATAAAGACCTAGACGAAAGATTGGTACCTAAAGGTGAATATAGAGATGCTTTAAACATAGAAGTCTCTACATCTGAAGGTAGCAACATGGGGGCATTGCAAACCACACTAGGTAATTTAATAGTGTCTGAGCCTAACAATGGTGTTATTACTTTTACAGGTGATCAACCTAGCGTTGTTGGTAAAATAGAAGACGGTAAAAACGATAGAATAATTTATTTTGTAAACAAACCTGTAGACGAAGCTGGTAAAGGTGAGGATTTAATAATAAGTTATAATGTAAAAAGCGGAGTTTCTGAGGTTGTTTTTAGAGATATATGGCAGTTTGAAGCTACAGTATCTCAAACAACAAACAACTCTGCATTTTTTTATGTGTATGATACTCATGGTGTAAAACCAAACATGACAATACAAAATGTTACGTCGCCTATGTCAGCATCTGCTACTTGGCCTTTTCAAGCACAAGTACAAACTGTTTCTCAGGCAGATAATAAAGTAACATTAAAAAATAACGACGCAACAAACAGCTGGGCTTTAAATGATGTGATTCGTTTTAATAGTAGAAGAGTATTAAACTTTAAAACAAGGTCTGAAGATAACAATTTAATAACAGCAATAAACATTGTTGACGACATGTTGTTTTGGACTGATAACGATGATGAACCTAAAAAAATAAACATACCTAGATCTATACTAGGATCACAAAACTCTCCTGGAACACCTACAGCTATAACTGGCGAGTTTTTACCTACTAAGTTAATAGTTAATGGTGGTAATACAATGACAAGTTCTCTTGGTACAGTTTATGACAAGGGCTATGTTGAACATTCTCATGTTACTGTAATACGCCAAGCACCAACATTACGACCTAAAATTCATGTTGCTAAAACAAAAAGAAATGTAGCTTACGACTCAGCGTCAGATTCTTTTACATCTGCAACAGTATCTGCATCTACTTTACCTATAAATTTTTACGATTCAGCTGGTGATATTTTAACAAGTGGTGATACTATAACGTTAAGTATTTCTAACAACGCTGTTTTAGATTACGTTCCTGGAGATATTGTTGTTTTAAATTTAACAGATTTAGATGTTGATGAAGGTGTACAAGAATTTGCTATAATGGCTACAGTGTTAACTACAACTATAACACAAAGTGGTTTACAAGATATAGAACTTCAAATAGATACAATTGATGAAGACATTGAAAATGTCGATGAAATATGGCAAATAACTTTAAAGCAAGAAAAGCCTTTATTTGAATTTAAGTTTCCAAGATTTGCCACAAGATATAAATATGAAGACGGTGAATACTCTGCTTTTAGTCCTTGGTCAGACGTTGCTTTTATACCAACTGAGTTTGATTACTTACCTAAAAAAGGTTATAATCTTGGTATGGTTAACCAAACAAGATGGTTAGCAATAAGAGATTTTATACCTTATAATTTACCTTTAGATGTTGTTGAAGTAGACATACTTTACAAAGAAGAAAATTCACCAAATATATATACAGTAACAACAGTAAAAGGACCTAAACTAAACCCAGTAGAAGATCCAGATCCAGAGTTTGAAAGCAGAGCTTTTATTAATGGACTACTAACAACGGTAGGTAATACAGGGTTTTTTGTACTAGAAAAAGATTTAATACATGCTACTTTGCCTGCTAACCAGCTGTTAAGACCTTATGACAATGTGCCTAGACAAGCAAAAGCACAAGAGGTTAGTGCTAATAGAATTATCTACGGTAATTACTTGCAGCAATATAATTTATTAAAAGGTGGTGGACAGGCTTACAGTCCTGAAATGGAAGTTATGATTGTTGATAGAATTAACACTTACGACACAATAAATTACAAGCCAGGTGTTCAGCAAGGTACTTTACAAAGTGCTTCAACTAACTCTACTACTATTACAATAACAGCTGCACAAGCTGCTAACGTTAGAGTAGGTTCAAGAATATATTGCAGTGGGTTAACTACAGTTGCTTATGTAACCGCTGTTAATACTGCTAACGGACAAATAACTTTATCAAAAGCTGTTACAATAGCTAATGGAGCTACTGTTAATTTTAATGAGAATACAACAAAAATATCTACAGTTGTAAAACAGCCAGAAAAGTCTATAAAATCTATGCGTACTTATCAAATGGGTATTATATATACTGATGAGTTTGGTAGAGAAATACCTGTACAATCAAATGACTCTGGTACTTTTACTGTAGATAAAAATAGAGCTAACAAATACAATCAAATAAAAGTTAGGATGCAAACAGGTCCGCCAGCATGGGCTAAGCATTTTAGATACTATGTAAAAGAAACATCTAACGAGTATTACAACTTAGCAATGGATCGTTGGTACGATGCTCAAGACGGTAACATATGGTTGTCTTTTCCTTCTGCTGAAAGAAATAAAGTAGATGAAGAAACATTTTTAATACTTAAAAAAGGACATGACTCAGACCAATTTGTTAAAGAAAGGGCAAGATATAAAATACTAGCAATAAGTAATGACGCTCCTGACTTTATAAAAGAAGATAAAACTTATTACGAGTCTAAATCTTTAACGTTTGAGCAAAATGGTTTGATTAGAACTGGTAGTGATTTTTTTGCAATAAAAAATACAGATATTACAGAGTCAGCTATAGACCAAGCTGTTACTGACATACAGTCTGGTAGAGGTGAGTTTGAAGTAAGAGTAACTGTTGGTAATAAAAAGTCAGCGTGGTATAATTTAAGTATAGTGACTGTACACGAGCAAAGCCCATCTCTTTACAAAAGATTTATTGTTGATAGACCTTTTGAAGATGACACTGCATTTTCTTTAAACAGTGGTGGTAACGCACACGTTTCTGGCACAAGAATAGAAATACAGCAGACTATAAGAAAAAACAAACCAGAGTTTGATGGTAGATTTTTTGTTAAAATATTAAGAGATACTATAGTAGAAAAATACGTATATAGAGCAAGGGAAAAGGAAGCTGTAGAATATGTCGTTAGGCATGCTAGACGTCACCATACTCTTTGCTGGAACGGTGATGAAGAAGAAGACTTTTGGGAAGATGGACCTGGTAGTTATAGCTGGAGCAGTATAATAAATCAAACACAAAACGGAGCAACTGACAAAACAGGTTGGTTTATTGATTATGCTGTTGGACCTTATCAAGGAAGAGGCCTTTCAACTTCTACTATAAGATACGATCAAGGTATTGGTTTTTACAAACCTAGAGCAGGTGGTAATACCAACGGTAGTTTTTTACAGTTTTCGTATTCTCACTTAAATCCTAATACAAGAGATTTAGACGCAGCTAACCACCAAAGCGAACAAGAATTTAAAAACGCGTTAGGTTATCCAGCAACTAATACTAGTGGTAGATATTTTAATGACGCAAAACTAGAAATGCCAGGTAAAGAAGTTGATTACAATTTTACTACTAGAGTTTACAATTATGACGGACAGAATAGTAGTGCTGGTAATAAAAGATTTAGGTTTAATTTACACATACAAACTATTGAACAAACAACACCTACAGGCAAAATAATACCTCGTGGTTTACCTGTTGGTTTAGATGATAGTTGGGACGGAACTGGTAATATATCACATCCACATTTAAGTGGGTCTTGGCATCCGCTAGATGTTGGTGCTTTAAACAATACATCTGTAAATGGGTATGGTGGTACAACGGCTAAAGGACACCCTCACTTTGGCGCTGGTTTACCTAATAGTAGCGCTGTTAAATATTCAAACAGAGAAAATAATGTTGTTGGTACTCCGCCAGGAAGTGCCGGTGGTCATCAAAACTCTAGAGGCGTGTCAAGAGAAGAAGCCACTCTTATTGGTGGTGTAGAATTACCAGTAATAAAATATAAAATACGAACTGGTAACAATTATATTACCCAGCCAAAAAAAGAAAAAATAAGAGCTACAGCTCAATTTATAGAAATTATAGAACCTGTTGATGAGGCTAGAAGAAGTTATACAAGTACAAACCCTGGTATATGGGAAACAGAGCCAAAGCAAGATGTAGGTCTTGATATATATTATGAAGCTAGTAGATCATTAAGAAACGAGGCTTATGGTAGTGATATTGAAAAAGGAGATGAACACGGTATAGATGACTATGGAAATATAGTTTATCACTGGTTAAAATACTATAACTGTTTTTCTTTTGCAAATGGTGTTGAGTCAAATAGAATTAGAGATGATTACAATGCTTTGCAAATAGCAAAAGGAGTTAAAGCATCTACAACTTTAGCAGAACAATATAAAGAAGAGAGAAGAACTAATGGATTAATATTTTCTGGAATATATAATTCTACTAGTGGAGTTAATAATTTAAATCAGTTTTTACAAGCAGAAGCTATAACTAAAGATTTAAATCCTACTCACGGTAGTATACAAAAACTTTTTTCAAGAGACACAGACTTGTTAGCACTATGTGAAGATAAAGTTTTAAAAATACTAGCTAACAAAGATGCTTTGTTTAACGCCGATGGAAACACAAACGTTACTTCTAATGCAGCTGTTTTAGGACAAGCTGTACCTTTTACTGGTGATTTTGGTATATCATTAAATCCAGAGTCTTTTGCTTCTGATGAATTTAGATGTTACTTTACAGACAGGCAAAGAGGTGCTGTTTTAAGATTATCAAGAGACGGTATAACAAACATAGCTGAGCATGGCATGGAAGATTACTTTGCTGACAATTTAACATTTGCTAGAGTAGCTATTGGTAGTTTTGATAAAGTTAAGAAGACTTACAATTTAACATTAAAGGACTATGGTTTTGCAAATGGCGGTTTAGCTGCAGACGCTGTTGATAACACGTCATCATTTAGTGAAGCTGTTAAAGGTTGGACAAGTTTTAAGTCGTTTATACAAGAGTGTGGTGGTATAAGTTTAAATAACTCTTATTACACATTTAACAATGGTAACATGTGGATTCATCATGAAATATTTGGAGGATCTGCGCCTAAGCATAACAAATTTTACGGAACTCAATATGACTCTTCTGTAACGTTTATATTAAATGACGAGCCAAGCTCTGTAAAAAGCTTTAACACTTTAAATTACGAAGGTACTCAAGCTAAAGTAACTGAAAACGACACTGACGATGAGTATTACAATAATAATCCAAAAGATGGTTGGTATTGTAATTACATAACAACTGACCTGCAAGAAGGAAAACAACTAGAGTTTAAAAACAAAGAAGGTAAATGGTTTAACACTATACATGGTGTTGCTACGTCTTTGAGTAATTTAGATTCAAGAGAATTTTCTGTACAAGGTATTGGTAACGCTAGCACTATAACTGGTGGTAATCCAAACCCTGTACAATTTGATATGAATACAACAGGTATTTTAGGAAGTTGTGTTGTGCCTTGCGGAAGTCCTATTAATGTAAGTGGTGGTAGAGGTCAGTTTAGATTTAGCATGGATCTTGGTAATACGGCTGGTGTTGCTATAATTAAATTTGAAGTTGGCGCTGCAAATATAAATCAAGCAATGCCTGATGAATTAATAACTACATTTAATGGCGTATCTAAAAATAATTATTCATCACCTATAGGTGGTTGGCAAGAAGGTTTAATTGGTGCTGAAAAATCAATAAGAGGAGGTTGTTCTAACACTTCACCAGAAGCAACTGTTACTATTGCTGGTGGAACAACGCAAAGAGATGCTAGTTGTAATCCTGTAAACGTTCACACTATGGATATAAACGATTATGACGTTAGCACCGGTACATTTGTAAATACTGGCGTTACAACAACTATACCATTATATGCTAAAAACTCTGAAGCAAGATCAAATCTTGGTACTTTAGGACAGTTTGGTACTGCTACAAAAGGTACTCAAACAATTAACAACGATAACAACGCGTCAAGAAATGCTTACACATATGTTTCAATACCTGCTGGTTATTCTGGAAGTACAGTTTGTGACTTTGTTATTAACGCTCCAGTTGGTAGCACTTGGTGGGATATTAACGTTGCTTGCCCAACAACTTTAACGGCTATTGGT